TCTTACGAGCGTCAAGATAATTTTGCTCCTCCGCTACCATAGCGAGAGCAAGGTTGGACAATTCAGCCTTGATGCGTGCTACCTGCTCTTTCGTCAGTTCGAGTTCGTTGTTCTGATGCTTTTTGAGCATTTCCTCCAACTCGGCCTGTTGCTCCATTCGCTTTTCCCTCTCAACCTTGAAGTTGTAGTCCAAGAGAGCGAGTTCCTTCTGCAAGCCATCCTCCATACCGTCAATGATTGCTTTAAGGGCATCGTTGTAGTAGGAGGGTATTTCAAGGATGGAATCTATGGTGTTCCCGTTAGAATCCACTATGTCAAGCCCAGCCAACTTGATACGCTTGGTAATGTCTGCTTTGGTGTTCTCTACCTCCTGCATTTGGCGGTCATAGTTAAGGTAACTTTCGGTTGCCTTGTCTATGGCATTCTGTTGTTTCTTAATGGCTCGCTCCAAAATTAAAATCTCTAAGGCCTGTTTACGAAGTTCCTCCTGCGACATGCTTGCCCCCTCCGTCTGTTGCTTTTGGCGGAGCGCGGTGGCCTGCGTAAGCAAGTTCTCCATTTTGGCCTCCTCGGCCCTCTGCTGAGCCTGCGCCTTGGAGCGTTTAATCCCCAACCCGTAGAGTTTGATAGAGAGGTTTCCGATTTCGTTAAGGTAAGCCTTGGACTGAGCCTGTATAACAAGGGCATCAATCAGTTTGTCAATGGCTACCGTGGCCTTGCCTGCGGCAATCTCCTCTGCGGAGAAATTAGCCAATTCATCCTTAAATTCCTTTTTGAGCAACTGAGAGGCTTTAATCCTATCCTCCATACTGCGGTTTTGGTCTCTCAGTACACCCGTAAGGAATTGGAGTTTGACGGTCTCGTTGACGATGGCCGAATAACGAGCCTTCTCTGCATCTGCCATCAGTTCGGCATAGGTCACGGCCTTCTCTGTCTCCTTGTTCGCCTCCTCCTGCGCTTTCTTCTTGTCGTGGATTGCCTTCGTAATCTTCGGGAGAATGGTCAGTATAACAAGTAGGGCGGTCTGCCACGAGAACACCACTTTGAGCGTTGCTCCGATGGCCTTCGTAAAGCCACCCAACTCAGCCTGTGCCCTCTTGAAGTTATCCACGAAAATCGGTACGTTGTTGGATATAGCGATAAAGAACTGGTGCAAGGAGTTCGCCAAGGTCGGCATTTCTCGCATAACCTGCATGGTAGCGATATTCAGACCATTCAGAGCCTTTCCGTAGTCACCGACAGACAGGGTGCTCTTTCCTGTGGCCTCCTGCATAGCCTTCATTTCATTCATTATCCGCAGGGCCTCGGCCTCCCATTCCCGTCCCACTGCGGTATTGCTACGCATTTCGTCACTCATGGCGTTAAGGACGGTCTTGACGAGGTTGTACTGCGCTGCCAACTGATTGTATGAGCCTTGGAGGGACTTGTTGGCTATTTCTCCATTCTTGCTAATCTGCTGCTGGGCCTTCTCCGAGAGGTTGAGTGCGTCAAGGTTCACCTTGCTAATGTCTATTGTGTCGGCGAGGGACTTAAAAGCCTCACTATAAGAGAGAAGTTCTTTCCCTCCGTTGCTTGCGTGTTTGCCCGTGTTGCTGATGGACTTGTTGCTTGCCGCAAGAGCCTTCTCCAAGTTCTTCACCTGCCCTTCAAGAGCCTTTACGGTGTTGGTCAGTTGCTTTACCTCTGCCGAGTTGCCGTTGCTGCCCATCTTCGCTATGGCTGCGGACGCGAGTTCTGCCTCGGCCTTCACTCGGTCAAGGACGTTGGCAAATTGGTCGTTGGAAGTTGTGAGGGCCTTAACAATCTTGCTATTGCTCTCCTCTGCCTTGGTGAGTGCCACCATTTGCTCGGACAGGTACTTGGTAGCGTCCTTCAACTGATTGTACGAGGCATACAGGGCCTCGGCCTGTGCTGCCTGTGCCTGTGTGTTGTCTCGGCCACCCTTGGTGGAGGACGAAGTGCCAGCAAGGGCCTCGGAAAGCCCCTGCGCCTTGGCCTTGACCTCCTCTATCATGCTCTCCATAGAGGTCTTGACACTGCCGATTTGCTTAACTAAGCCTTCAATCCCCTGTGATATGTCATCACTGAAAAGGTCACTGTATTTGATAACTTCCATACGTCAAAATTTATTTGGTTCTCCTGTTTCTCAACTTCTTTGCCTCGTTGTACTGACGGGTGAGCCTCTCAAATGCAGTATAGAACTCCATCGTAGAGTATTTTTTGATGCCACCGCCAAACTCCTTGGCCATTAACAGGCACATATCCTCAAACTGCTTGTCGTAGCGGACTTCTTCGCTATCCTGCCCGATAAAGCCCTTGGGGTTCTGCATCCTGTGTATGCTTTCGTCCACACTCTCAATCTCGGCCTTGTTGTCCTCTCCCTTGCTGATGGCCACCAACTGCAAGAGTGCCCTCTTGCGGAGAAGGTCGGTAAAGTTCTTCTGCGTGCTATCCTCAAACACCTTTGGGAAGTATTGCAGGAGGTTCTCGTCAATGGCCTCCCGAACCTTCTTGGCCAACTCGTCCATTTCCTTCACACTTGCTCCGTTGAGCGTTTCATAGAGCCGTTGCAGCCCACTGTCGGAGAAATCCTCCCAATCCACTCCATCCACGGACTTTATGAGGCAAAGAGTGGCTTTCGTGCGAATATCCTGCTCGGTTGCCACCACGTAAATGCAGTGACGGAGGTTCATCAGTTCCTGCACGGCCTTCTTCCTGTCGGAGAGGAAGTTTGCCACCCTTGTTATATGCCTGTCTATATCCTGTATGGTATCTCCGATGCCACCTTCAACGAGGAGGAAGCGGCCATACTTGTGGAACTGCACAATAGGCAAGTCCTCTATGTTGTCATAAAAGGCAACGTCATGTCCACCAATCCGCTTTTCAATCATAACCTAATCGTATCTTAAATTGCACGAAAGGGCTGGGATAAAAACCAACCACCAATGCACAAATATAGCCAAAATCAGACTTACTACCAAGCCCATCCAAAAGGAAAGGCAGAAATCGCAGCGAACCATCTGATTGAGGAGGTCGCAAGGGGCGTTGACTTCAAGCCACTCCCTAATCCCCCACTTCTCCATCAGCGTCCGTAAGAATTTTACGGCAAGGCTGACGAAAAACACGTATGCGATAAATTCAAGCATGGTCTTTCTCTCCTATCCGTAAAAATTATACGTCAAACGAGAAGTTGAAGGCCACGGAGAAACTGCCATCACCGATATAGTGGTCGGCATTCATCAGTTCCTCAATGGCGTTGAAGTTCAGAGGCACGACTTCCAAGTAATCGGAGTAGTTCTGCTTGAAACGGAAGGAAAGTATGTTCCTGTCGGGCTGGGCGAGGCCGTGCATCAGCAAATCACCGACAAACATGGCCCGAATAGGGACAGGAAGGTAGTTGTTACCGTCCTTCATGGCAATCACGCCATTGGGAGTGAGAAGGTAAACCGCAAGGTCTTGGAAGGTGGTGAGGTGTTTCATGGCCCGTATCACCCTCTGCTGATAGTTGCGGAGTTGGAAGGTCATCTTGACGGGATTGATGCCCATTACGTACTCAATGCCATCACGGACTTGGTTGCCACTGCCGAAGGTCATTTCGTCCCCTCCATCAGAGTTGGGGCTTTCCACGAATGGCGTAACCACAATCTTGTCGGTAGAGGTAGAGGCAAGGGCCGCAGTCCAATAGGCTTTCTCCCGTATATCGGTCAGAGGATGGCCGACACGCTGGAAGGCAATCTTCTGAATCTGCCCATATTTCACAGAGCATCCCATATTGGGCATATCGGGAAGGACGCTCGGACAAGTATAGAATCCCATAGTTATATGTCGTAGCCGTTGTTAAACGAAGTTCCAAAACTATCGCCCTGTCGGATTACGCTCGGGCAGTCCATTCGGGCTATCAATTCTCCATCTATCCTCATTCCCGTAAACGGGTGCATGAGGAATTGATTGGCGGTGGGGTCGTAGGAGAAATCGGCAAAAACGTTGGTCGGTTTCTCCCAAATTTTCTGAATTTGCAGGTACGGGAGACGGAGAGCATTCAGAACACCCATTATTTGCCCCTTTATTTGCTCTGTGTTGCGTTCATCGTACTCGGGCGATACTTCGGTAAGGTCATACCAAATAACGAGCGAAAACGGGCTTTTTACGAGGTTTTTGTCTTTCGCCCCGAAAGTCTGCGGGTCTCGGAGGTAGAAGAAGGAGAAATTGCCGAGTTCCTCGCACGGCATAATCTGCTCGTACTGCCCGTTCCCGATATAGAGGTTGGCCGACTTGAAGGGCTTTTTGTCCTTCTTGTCAATCAGCGTCTCGCAGATGCCGATGGAATGGTCAAGCCACGGGAATGCCGAGGCAAGGGCCTTCTGAATCGGGAGAACGGCCCTGTCAAACATTTTTGGGTTGGTCTTTGTTACTATCCTATCCATGAATGAAGTCTCTAATTTGGTCAATAACTGCTGATACTATCTCCTCTCGTTTCCCGTCAAGGTCTTGCGGCTGCAAACCCCAAGCCGATGCGTCAAGGTCGTGGGCATATTCGGGCGCACTCTCGTGGTCGGGCCATA